GGCCGCACGCCCTCTCCAAGATGAAGAACACCAGGGGGCGCGGCCTGCGAAACGGCTTTTGCGTTGTAAGCGGCAGCATCAAGATCGGCAGTAATCGTTTCGGCTAGCACTTCAAGCGGAGAAAGTCCGATTGGGCTGTATGTAACTGGATTTGCAATAACGACAATCAACTCGTCGTTCCTGTATGACTCAAGTTGCTTGCCGGTGCCGTCAAGCTCATAGTATCGCGGCTTGTTCTCGTCACGACCGTCCCAAGTCGTATCAAACGCAATGCGGGCCGCGTCTTTGTTCCACAGATAGGCAATCGGATCTGCCCCAACCCTAGACCCGACTTTCTTTTCAATCTCAATTGCGCCTTGGTCTAGAACGAGAATGTCTTCAATCACTGGCTCAATAAATGAGCGCCAAGACTCACCTTTTGGGTTTGGTCGGCGAAGCAACTCGCGCAGTTTCTGAACAGTTCGTGGGTCTGGGCTGTCGCCAGCGTCAGTTGAAACAATGTCCCACTTTGCGCGGCTGATCTGCTGTCGCCTCAGGTTGACCGCGGCGCGAATCCACGGATTATTGCGAGACCAGCGCCGCAGCTGATCTGTGCTCATCTTGGTGACCGTGTTCATGCCATAGGCGCCTCTAGCGTATGGGCCAGCGTCTGGGACGAGCGAGGGTACTGCCTTCTCCACAGATTCTTGGGCGCCGCCGCCAAAGAGGCGTTGAAAAATTGATCGCTGTTCAGCCATTACCTTGCCCTGCTCCTTTGCCTACGAATTGCGTCTGACCATGTGTCCGACAGCATATCATTGTTGACAAATTGTCTCATTTCATTAAGTGTGCAGTTTACAATACGCACGCCGTTTGTATAGCCCGTTGTCCTTCTATTAAGCGAGCGCATCCACCAGACTGGGACCACAAACTCGCCGTCAGAAAACTGTACTACCGTGGTTGAGTCAACGCTCGGGGTCGTCATCTACCGCTTCCCAATCTGTCTTTTGCCCCACCTTTATGCCCTCAGACATTAACTCATTGTGTATCGCTCGCATGATGCTGTCAATATCTGTGTCTGCTGTCTCCTCATCCTCACCCTTCAGCATCTCGTCCACCCGCTGCTGGACCTTGCGGCGCTGGGGGACGCTTTGGCGGCTTTTGTGGAGGTCGGCATAGCACCACTGGCAGACGTTGTAGCGCTTTTGGCCCCGAGCCCTAGGGATCATTGGTTCAGGCATGAGGTCTGTAACAAGGTGCTCTGGGCCAGCCAAAATGCCACACGAGGCGCAGCGGGGGTGGGCCTTTCGCCCCTTTTCGTAGGACTCTATGACTGGCTGAATCTGCCTTTGGAGACGGATCAGCGCTCGGGCCAGATCCTTGATCTGTTCGCCAGAGTAGTTAATTTCCCCACACAGGTGGCACTGATTCATAATGCTATTGTACACCTTAATGTCTGGTAAAGTGCTGATTAAGAAACATAAACTTTGCAGCACATAACTTTGCTGACATATTGGTATATACTGCAAGCATAGGGTATATGAAAAGGGGCTAAAAACCCCCTGAAAATACATAGAAAAGTCAGGTATTGACGCAGCGTAACATTATATGGTTTTCTAGTAAACCAACAGCTTTGGAGGCTACGTGGACTTTAAGCTATACACGAATGCACTGAAGGCATATACGGCCGAAAACGGCGACCTTCACGTGACGGGAACGACGTCCTCAACCATCCGAGACCTGCATGGCGACGAGATGGCTCTTTCCGCCCTCAAATCCATGGAAGACACGGCAAAGAACAATATGACCGTGTTCCTGAATCACAACTATAACGTCCCAGACGATCTTTTTGGCTCTGTGACCGACGCAAGAATCGTCAAGCGCTACGACGAAGAAAGTAGCCAAGATGTCTATGACCTTGACGTTGATGTCCGCGTAGTTGGCGAAGACGAAAACCCCCTTGCAATGAAGACCTACCGAGCCATTAAGCGCGGCGTAAAGCTTGGACTTTCTATTGGGGCCCGAGTTGACAAGGTTTCAAAGAAAAAGAGCAAGGATGGCGAAGAGACCTATGTCATTGAAAGCGTAAAGCTTCTTGAGACGTCGGTTGTCGGCATTCCTGCAAACCAGCGCTCATACCTACAGAATGCACTTAAGAGCCTCAAGCAGGCCGAGCAAGATGGGGAACTTGAGATTGTTGAAAAGGCTACGCCAGAAGGCTTGAGCAAGGGTGACTTTGTTGCCTGGGGCTCCAGCGGCGGCACGGCCCGAGGTCTCATTGAGCGAATTGTTCGTGATGGCGAAATCAATGTTCCAGATTCAGACTTTACGATTACTGGAACCCCAGAAGACCCAGCAGCGCTTATTAGCGTGTATCGCCCTCAGGGTGATGGGTGGGCTAAGACCGACAGGCTCGTCGGTCACAAATTTTCTACGCTCCGCAAGATTGAAGCACTCAAGCCTGCGGAAGACGTTGAAAAAGATGCTATCAAGGCAGCCCCAGATTCACTGCAGGTTGGCAATTATGTCAACTGGCAGATTGGTGATCAGTCTGCCTATGGTGAGATTGAAGAAATCATCACTGGTGGTAGCGTTGAGCTTCCTGGCTCGGAAGGGTCTGTTGAAGCATCACCGGAAAACCCGGTGGCAATTATCTGTGTCTACGCCCCACAGGGCGAAGGCTGGGAAGATAGTGGTGTGTATGTAGCTGTAAAGTTCAGCGCACTCACCCGAAGTAATCCGCCTGTAGAGGCGGAGGAAGACGAGGAGACAGAAATGTCCGAGACCGAGAAGGATCTCGTCGCCGGGGAGGTCGTTGAGACCGCCGCTGCGGAAGAGGTCATTGACGCGGAGAAGAAGACCCGCGTAACCGTAACCGTCAGCACGGAAGGCGATAAGCCAGCAGCTGACACAGCCGCTCCTGTTGCAGTAGCAGAGGAGAAGGAAGAGGAAGCAGCGCCAGAGGAAATCAAGGCTTCTGCCGAGCCGTGCGAATGCCCAGAGGGCGGATGCGATTGCGGCCCAGGAGAAGTTGTTGAAGACCTTAGCGTGAAGGCCGTAGAGCCAACACCTGCCTCGGCACCTGCCCCAGCGCCCGTTGCGGCACCTGAGCCAACACCGGCTCCAGAGCCAGTGAAGGAAGAGGCGCCCAAGGCTGCTGAAGATAAGTCTAATGTCAGCCCACGCTACAAGAGTGGCGTGAGCGATCAGGTTCTTGCTGGGATCAGCGGAATCCTTGCCGATCTCACCGAAGAGGACCGCGCAGCGGTTCTTGAAGGCCTTGGCGTCCAGAAGGACGGTGAGGAAGTGGTGGAAGAGGCCCCAATTTCTGATACTGAAGTGACCCTTGAGGTCGTTCAGGAGCCCGCCCCTGAGGTAGCCGAGGCAGTTGCCGAAGTTGCCGAAGAGGTTGTTGCCGAAGATGCTGCCGCTACTTCTCTGGAGGAAGTCGCTGCCATCGCCAAGTCGGCACTCGATGCAGCCATTTCTGCGCAGCAGGAGGTCGTTGCTGTTAAGGCAGCCATGACCGATCTGTCTGCAGAAAAGGCCAAGGTTGAGGGGGAGCTTGCGAAGGCCATGGACCTCGTTGGTCGCATGATCAACGTGCCTATGGGACGCAAGAGCGTTGGAACCAATACTGTTAAGTCCACGAATGGAGAGAAGGCCCCGTGGCTGGACCCATTCATCGCGCGTCTTCTTGACGCACAGGAGTAAAAAATTATGAGCGACTCACTTCGCGAGAAGCTGCAGGACGTTCACAAGGGACTTGAGTCCCTGAACGACACCGCAATCGTTGCCCGAGATGGTGGCGATAATCTGGACGTCGCCGAGGCTTATGCTGTTCAGCGCGAACTTCGCAAGAAGTTTGGCAAGATGAACACGTCAGAGCTCGGTGAGGCCCTTGACATTCAGGCAGGTCGCGAGACGGGGAAGCAGGCTTCGGCTGATATCCTCAACCGCCTTGCGGCAGCAAACCCAAACATTACGAAGTTGCTGGACGCCAGCGGCGGAGCGGCTCTTATCCGACAGGACCTTGAGCCAATCCTCTATTCGCTGTTCGTAAAGCGCTTCCCATTCTTTGAGCGCATCCGCAAGGAGCCGGCAAACGGCCTCGTGCACGCGTTCAACCAGCAGACCGCTTACGGTGACGCCGTCTTCCAGACGGAGACCGGCACCGTGACCGATGATGCCGCGACCTACGCTCGCCAGACGACTAACGTCGCCGTGCTTGCGACCCGCCGTGGCATCACGCTGAAGAGCCAGTTCGCCCTTACGCAGGGTGGCTCGCCTTTCAACGGTCTTTCTTCGGAACTTGGCTCTGGCGTAACCGCCATCGCTGCCAAGCTTCAGAAGACTCTCTTCCAGGGCAACGCCACGGTCACCTCTGGTGCAGGCGCGACCACTGAGCTCGGCGCGTATGACGCGAACGGGTTTGATGGTCTCCGCAAGCTCTTGGGTTCGGCTGCTGGACAGGGCGAGATTGTCACGAAGGGCACCGCTGCCTATCTCGAGTCAATCAACAGCGCTGTTGCCGCAGTTCTTGATAACGGTGGAAACCCATCGGCAATCCTTTGCTCGCCAACGGATTACGCTGGTCTCGTCAATGAGCTGACGAACCTTGTCCGCTACAACGCACCTGCAGCCGATCAGGCTGCTGGCGCGACGTTCGGGCAGGTTGTGACGGCCGCTGGCGCGCTCCCAATCCTTGCGGTTGCGGGCGATTCCATCGGGTCATACACGGTCACTTCGCCGACTACGGCGAACTACCGCGATATGTACGTCGTTGACGAGGACACGTGGAGCATGCCGTACCTCGGTGCGGACAGCATCACGACCCTTGAGATCCCAGTTGGGGTCAACGGTGCCCTTTCGCGCCTCTACATCATGTATGTGATGTTTGGTCTTGCGAACAAGGCTCCGCAGTTCAACGGCAAGATCCGAGTGACGATCTAAAGAATCGCCC